GATATTCTTGATTTAATACAGCGGCAGTAATAGCACCACCTAAACTAACAGCACCACTGATAGTAACAAAATCATTTACTACAGCTCCATGATCATTGTCAGTAGCTGTAATGGTTGTACTGCCATTAGTTGCAGCAAAGACAATACCATTAGTTGTTGTAGCTCTGATTGGTGTTACGTCAAAATAATCTGCACCAGAGTTTACATAGTATTTAAAAGTTGTTCCTAGTCCTATATATTTTGTGTAGTCTAAATCAACCCATGCTATTAAAGCTCTGCCTGTTCCTAAGTAAGAATCAGTAACTGATTTAGTCCAACCACCTACTTTTTCTGGCATTCCTTTTCTAAACCTAACCAAATTACCATCAGACCATCCGCCTTTATCCATAAGATCAGTCATCTCTTTGTTGATGCCTGGAGTAAATTGTAATTTAGTTAATGGCATATTAAACCTCGTGCCACTCCTTGCCTGCAAAAAGTAAAGCTTCTGCTTCTCTACGTCTTATAAGACCTTCTAATACTTTACCATTCGCTTTATTCCATCTTTTAATTTGTTCAGGTACATCTTCGTAATCACCTGCATTTATAACTTTTAACATAGTAGAAGAGTTAAGATTGCCACCACCTAAATTAAATGTCCAAGATACTAAAGCATCAAATTGATGTTGATCTAAAGCAACTGTAACTGCCTTATCAACTATATCTTCAAACTTAGAAATATCTTCTAGTAATAATTCTTCTGCTCTTGCTTTAGATATAGACATACCAATTTGTATTCCATGGGTGCTTCCGTAACCTATGGTTGCAACTCCCGCGGCGCATAAATAAGAATTTAATTCACAACCTTCAAACTTTTTAATTAACGATAAACCTTCTTGTGATATCTTCATATTTTTATTCCTCTGTAATTGTAGTAACTGTTCTATAATACACAACAACTTCTTTAAGTTCATTTATATACCTTTTTAATTCTTGCATGTTATAAGCCATAATTTCATAATCTGGTATTGTCATTGCTAAAAATACCAACTCACCTTCTTGTTTTTCTATTCTTGCTAACTGATCTTCCCAGTTATCAGGAGTTACTACAATCCACATAGGTTCTTGCAAATCAATCTCTCTAGGCATGACCGGTTGCACTATTTTTCTTTCTAGTGGCTTTGCTGTAACTTCTATCTGCTTAGTTGGAATTAGGCTGCAACTGCAAACCATCATCAAGAGAGTCAACTGTACCGCTAAGTTTTTCGATTTCTTCCATAATATGTTTTGTACCATTATTTATCTTCCTTTCCATTTTTATTGGATCTGCAAGAATTTTTGCAGATAGTTCATAGTTCTGTATGAATTTTGTGTATCTATTTAATTCTCTTTGTGCTGCTTGGCTTTTGAGACTTAATTCATTTAATTGTCCTGATTGTAATTCAAAATCAGCTTGAATAGACTTGATTGCTTCTTCTTGTGTAGCTATTGCTACTTCTAGTAGTGCATTATTCTTAGACAGTATTTGATTTTGATTATATAAATAATAAGAACTTAAGCCTAAAACTAATATAATTGCTATAAAAAATTGCTGCACTAAAGTTCCTCTATAATATAATTAAGCCCACCAGAGCTACGATACTCTATTTCTTTTCCATCTTCGTTACGAAATTTTAAATGGTTTTCTTTTTGAACTATAATTTTTTTTGTAATATGAGTGGTGTCATCTGAATCACCATACTCTTTATTAAAAGATACAATAACTTTGTATCGCCTTTTAAAAAAAGATATAAAAATTATTATCTTTTCCCACATCCATTTAAGTCTATTCATTAAACAAGCCTAGATAAAACTACTGATACTAAAATAAAAGGATATACGGCCCAAATCATATTCTCTAGCTTATCAAATCTTTTTGATCCATCTTCTAATCTTCTGTCAATACTTTTGTATAAAGCCTTGCATTCTCTTTCGTGTGATTCTATTGCATTTAAAGCATCTTTTGCTGTAGCCATATCTTTCCTTATATTGTGTACACGTTTAAAGACTTTTCTTTACCTTTAACTTTAATCGCTTTTAAAGATTTTAACTCAAAACTGCAATCTTTGGCAGTCTCTTCTCCTATAAGTATATCAACGCCTGCTTCTTTAGTCCCAGATTCAAGTCGAGCTGCAATATTTACAGCATCCCCTATAGCTGAATAATCAAACCTGGTATCAGATCCCATGTTACCTATTACCGCTTGACCTGTATTAACTCCTACACCTATTGCTATCTCATGTGATAGTTCTTTATTAAGTTCTTTGATTGCTTCTTGCATTTCAATAGCAGTCTTCACTGCTTTGTTTTGATGATCTTCTAAATCTAACGGAGCATTAAAAATAGCCATACACGCATCACCTATAAATTTATCTACCATGCCGCCATTCTTTTGCACACATTCTACTTGTACTGTTAATGCCTTGTTCATAATCTCAGTAACTTCTTCTGGTTGTAGTTTTTCTGAAAGACTAGTGAAGCCTCTGACATCTGTAAATAAAAATGTAGCGTATCTTTTCTCGCCACCGAGTTTTAATAAGTCTGGATTCTTTTGTAATTGTTTAACCTGTCTTGGATCAAGGTAATGTTCAAATTGTTTTTTAATTAATTGACGCAACTTAAATTGTTTTCTAAAGTTTAAATAGAAAGCAATAGCTCCAGTTATAAATTGTGAGATAAAAGTCCATGAAAAATCAATCAAATAACCTTTTTGAATACTAAAAAAGCCTAAGAGCCCCGTGGTTAAAAGTAAAATTACTGCAATACTTACGCCCTTGGTTACACCAAGGAAGTTTATTACAATCCATGTCAACGACACGAATATTCCAAAAATTAGAATCTCCAACGCTATTGCAAAATCTGGAATATGTGGAGAGTTTTCTATAAGAATTGACTCAGATAATGCTGCTTGAATCTTATGCGGTTCTAATAATCCAGATGGCGTTGCAATCTGTGGCATGATTCCGTTAGCAGTAACACCAATAAATACAAACTTACCTGCTACATCCATTTCTTTTAAAGTTGTTTGTGGTGTATCAACCCAGCTTATCCATTTACGGCCATAATTATCTACAGGAATTGGAGGTATACCCTTTATAACTATTTCTTCTAATCCATTATCATTAGTTTTTATAATGTAAGTTTTAGATCCTGCAAGTATTTTTAATACTTGAGTTCCAAAAGCAGGAGCCCAACCTTCAGGGGTCTTCATTAATAATGGTATTCTTCTAACCAAGTTATCTATATCAACTGGTGCAGATGCGATTCCTTGAGTAGCTTCCGCTTTTAATACATCTACGTTTTCTACAATTCCAGGTGACATATAACCACCTACATCATCTCCTAGTATGACAGTTCCTGTAGTTGGCGGATAAGATCCACTAGGACTTTCAAACATAGCTAAAACAGTTGGTCCAAGCTCAAGAGCTGTTGCAAAAAACTTATCGCCACCAAATCTATCTGGCTCACTAAACGATACTACCCATCCAATACCTATTGCGCCTTCAGATAAAATGTCTAATTGTATTTGGGCTAATTCCTTTCTAGGAAAAGGCCATCCTCCTCTTTCACGAACATCATCTTCTGTAATATTAAGAGTAGTAAAGTAACCAGATGGTTCTTGCTCCGCAACTAATGAATCAAAGATTTTTAATTTAAGTATTTCGGTAGGGGTGCTTTGGAATACTAAGGGCAAACTTAGTAACAAAAGTATAGGTAATAAAAGCTTATTCACTTTGCGTTATTGTTATGTTGGAGTCGCCACCGCCGTTGATCTTAACAACATTAGATACACCATCTTGGATAATGATTAAAGTATAAGAGCCGTTGCCGTTTAAATCTAATCTAACTGAATCATTTACCTTTCTTCTAAGGCTTATTATATCACCTTGAACCAAGGTAGTTATTTGAGTATCTGGATCTTGCCCTATTCTAGTACCGCTTAAGTTAATACCACCTGCATCTGCTAATACATCCTCATCTTCTCCTATAGCAAGAGAGTCTAATACATTAAGCAAGTCTTCTAAAAAATTGGTATCTAGGTAATTTATGTCTAGCTCAGTAAACTCTAGCTCATCCTCGCCTAAGAAGTCTTCATCAAGGTAATCAATATCCAGATCATTAAAATCTAGTATGTTTGCTTTAGCATTTTGTGATACTTCTTCGGTAAGAGTTATGTTTTCTTTAGGTGGAGTAACAATAAGCATGTTATCTATAATGTCTAAAGTAAGGTCTAATATTACAGGCTTACTTGGTGCTGACTCAAACACAGATACAGTTGTTGCCTGGAATGGCTTATTAAGTAAAACACTACCCATAGCAGTAACCACTTCTATCTCACCACTAGACAAACCTAAAGCGTCTGGTAAAAGTATTATTAATGATCTACCCAATTCATCTACAGTAGCTGTAAAGTCTGTACCTCTTATAGCTATATTAGCTGTAGGTGTTCTTAAAGATATGTTTTGTTTATCTATCTTGCCTAAGTTACCTGTAATAAACCTAGCAGTACCAAGTCCAAAGGTAAGGGCCATCTTTGCTTTACTGGGATCTGGATCATAGATGTATTCATCTATAGTTAGTTGTGAGTGTTCGGTTAGCTTTACTGTTGAGTCATCAAGAAATGTAATAGCCATTCTTCCATTAGTGGTAACAGCCTCATCATTGCTTTGGATTGCAAAATCTACTTCTGCATTAAACGGCTCGTCCCTTACAATCTGTGCTGAACCATTAAGTTCAGATATCCCACCAATACTAACAGCCGAGTGAAGTTCCTTGATCGTTTTGGATAATGCAAACTGTGGAAGCAGCATTGCCGCCAACACTAATAACTTTAAGCCAGTCATTATCTTGTGTTGAGAGTTGTTGAATATTAAAATTTCTCTGTCCTCCAGTATGATCTAGATAAAAGTAACCACCTGCTGAAGCACTTACACCAGCACCAGTATAAGCAACTGTATTATCACTACCATCTATATCCATATAGTTAGTAGCTCCATCAATATTAATGTTTGATACAACTGTATTGTTAGAACCCTGGATGATCCAATCTAAATCTAAGGTAGCAGCTAGTGCTGATGTACCTTGGTTTAGTGTAAAAGTATTACTAGAACCTGTAACAGCTATATTTTGATTAGAGCTATCAGCTCCGTAGGTGTTGGTTGGATCTACTTGGATAGTAAACGTGTTTGTATTACCAGTAAAGTTATAAATAGCAGTAAAGTTATCTGCCCATATATCACCTAGAAATTTATTGGTATTACCAATCATATTAATATCAATGGTCATGGTCGTTCCATCAATATCAAAAGCTGTAAGGCTTCCTGCTGATGAGCTAAGTCCACCAATGATGTTTGATATACCTAATTGCTCAATGTCTAAATTAAGCGTAGTACCTGATTGATCTAAATATATTTCGTTATCAGCCGCGTATAGCGAGACAGTCATCATCATCGCAAGTAGGCTTTTTAATTTGTATTTCTGCATGTTTCCAAAATCCCCTATCGTAACCGATAGTAATAAGTTCTAATACTGCTCCTTCTATTGCCTTCATAAGCGCAATAGTTGTTGATTCATTTCGCGAGTTGCCTAGTTCTATTTCTACCAACTCGGTGCCCATCTCAATAAACTTAAAAACATCTTCTGACTTACCATAACTAAATATGGTTTTCTGGCTTAATACTTCTACAAGTATTTCACCAGTTGCGACAGATACCATTCTTAAACTTACTGTAATGTTATCTTCTCTGTATTGAATGCTAGTGCCTATCCCTAGATAACGAGCACCCATTCCTCCAGTTGTCAAGTTACTATCATAACTTATGACAGCTCCTTCTAGCAAGACACCTGCAAATAGCAAAGGCGAAAGCTTCTTTTTTTTCTCTTCATCTGTAGCAAATTGCTCTCTAGCACTACGAATTAGCTGTCTTTCTTTTGTAAGATTATCTAATCCTACTCTTTCTACTACTCTAAAAAATTTGCCATTTCCTGCATGTTTTAAAGCTCGTATTAATAAAGTATGGGGGGATTGAGTTACTGCTGTAGAGAATAATGCAAACTCACTATTACTTTTTCTTTGTCCTGTTTGATCTGTAAAAGAAGAAGGATATACAGCAACTACTGGACTAACTATTGGTGTCTTAACATCTAATAAGTATTGTGATTGTAACTCGTCTATTCGTACTACATCATGTGCTTTAAATCTTTTCTCGTATGTATCTTCATACTGATCAAAGATAGAGCAACTAGAAAGTGAAGCTACCAATAGGAATTGTAATAATCGTGACTGTGCCATCTGCTTCCGTAATTTTAAGTGTTAAAAAATCTCCGTCTGTACTGTATTCTATCGTATTACCTTCTAAAGATATAACACCTGAATCAGAAGGTGTTTCACCAAATAGGTTGGCAATAAGCTGTCTACTTAGTTCTGCATAGACTCTGCTTTCAAAGTTACGAATAAAACGCTGAACTGTAGAATTTTCTTTATCTCG